GCAGCTCCCGCACCGTTCTTTCAAGCACAACGGTGTAGTTCCTACGAACATAGGCCAGATCCATATCGGCTAACTTCAGCACTGTATCAACGCCTATAGTTCTAAGTGACTTGGAAAGTCGTCTGCCAACTCCCCACACCTCTTCTACTGGCATGATGGCCATCAACTTACGCTGTCTTAGCTCATTCGATAAATCGACAACGCCGCCAGTTTTACTCCACTGCTTTGCCGCATGATTAGCAAGCTTAGCCAGCGTTTTCGTCGGGGCAATGCCCACGCCCACCGTTAGGTGCGTACTCCACTTAATTGTTTCACGTACTTCACGCCCAAAATCTTCAAGATTACGGCAATGGCTCACACCACGGAGATCCATGAACGCTTCATCAATCGAATACACTTCAACTCGCGGTGCCATCGCATCAAGCAACCTCATCACTCTCTGACTCATATCACCATAGAGCGAGTAGTTACTGCTAAAAACATGCACGCCGTGCTGCTCAAATAATTGTTTTTGCTTGAAGTAAGGCTCGCCCATTTTTATCCCGAGTTTTTTTGCCTCGGCAGAACGCGCAATCACACAGCCATCGTTATTTGAAAGCACAACGATTGGCTTACCATTCAGGTCGGGGCGAAATGCTGCCTCGCAGCTGGCATAGAAGCTGTTCACGTCAACAAGGGCAAACATCACCGCGCCTCATTAATCACAAACTTAACCACACCAAATGCCTCCAGATCCTCCCCTTCATAAAGTTCGATAGGTGGATAAGCAGGGTTCTCAGCTAAAAGCATCGTTCTTGGTCGAGTGACATAACGCTTGACCGTGAACTCACCGCCAAGGCACGCAATGATAATGTCGTTATGCTGAGGTCTGATGCTCGAATCCACTAACAACAGTGAACCGTCGAAAATGCCCGCCCCTGTCATTGATTCACCGGACACACGGACAAAGTAAGTGGCCGCAGGGTGTGCAATTAAGAGCTCGTTTAAATCGATTGGCTTGTCAATGTAGTCGGCAGCAGGACTCGGAAAACCTGCTGGCACACGATTGTCAAAGAGTGGAAGAGATACAACTGAAAGAGAGGCTGCAGCTGGATAAAATTTCATAACGTCAAACCATGATTACTGTATATACATACAGCATAATGTAAGTTTTTAATTATGGAAATAGCTCACTGATTAGATAAACAGCGATTAGGCGGGAATGTTCTGATTAGGCAGGGATTAAATATTTTCTAAGATTAGATCTATCCAAATCCTTGGCTCACTCGCTTACTTTTACTCAACTCGCAAGCATTTGAAAAATGGCTCTCACTTGAAACATAAAAAATTCTTATGGCTGGTATGGAAAATTCCCATGCTTAATCTACTATCTATGTGTTACTGCAATACCTACCTCAGAAGTTAAAAAACTGCATGTTTTACTCCCTTTGCTTCAGGCTACCCGTTAAGTAGCCTGAAGTTTTTTTATATGGTAATTCAATGAAAAAGCGTAAAAATTACACTAGGCAAGTTCAAATAATCGAGCAGGAATCACCTATAAACTTAGATACTGATGACTATATAATATTAAGAGACACTTATGATTATTTGAGAACTATCAAGCCCGTTGTGTCAGTCGAGTTCGTCATCTCTTGCTTTGTCACTGAGCTTGAATCGACTACAGATGCACTTCTTGCAGAAAGCTATAGACGCTTACTCACCTATCTTCATAAAACGCCTAATCAATTTGTTTAATCGATAGGATAGATCCCACATGCTGACTGACGCAAACCTAGGTCATCGGGGTCTTCTTTTACATAGGAAAATGAAGTTTTTCGTTGATGACAGCTCTGATACCCACCATATTTCCGAATATACTGGGATATGAATATTTCTTTTTTCAATGTAAAATTTAAGCACATCTATGTTGAATATTCAGGTTTCCATGATGGTTGACAAAAATAAATTAGTGACTGATGTGATGAGAACTCTACAATGAATGATAATTATCTCCATTTCAAAAGATGCATCTCAGCAGAAATATTGAACAAGCGCAAATTCTCTTGGCGCAGGGTTCTACACCGCTATTGGTCTCTACCCAATAAGCGATTCTATCTTTGGTGGAGATTAGCTGAGTTATTTTTTAGTCGTGATGGCACTACAAGTAAGTGGGCAGCTCGCTACCTAAATAGAAAAATAATGAAGAACTTCAACACAGAGATTGGTCTAGGCGCTAAAATTGCTCCTGGCTTTAAAGTAGTTCACTTTCAAGGGGTTGTAATTACTGATTGTTGTAACATTGGTGAAAACTTTACGATAAGGCAAAACACTACAATTGGAATTCAAGGTAAAACAAGCGCAATGATTATAATTGGAAACAATGTAACTGTTGGTGCTAACTCATGTATTTTAGCCGATAATATTAATATTGGTGACAATGTAGTAATTGGTGCCATGACTTTTATAGGAAAAGATATACCACCAAATACTACTGTATATACTGAGAAAACAAATAAATTGATAGTTAACGACATAAGTTAGCTATTCATATCGTAATTTTCACTCAGGAAGCACTGGCCACTTGATATCTGGTGCTTTTGATGTATCCAGCCTACTTAATACAACTCTAATTGACTTTAACTCCCTCAACAAAATCAATTCATCGTTTGATATATCATCTAATTCAAGTGCATCTTGCAAAGGAAGTATTCTATCAGAGATATGCCGAAGCATGTCCGAGCGCTGGGTATCAGCTAAGGCTACAACCTCATCTTGTGACAATACTCTTTTAACAATCTTTCCATTTTTGAGTTGCCAACTGGCATCTGCCTTAAATTCATTCGGTAAATTTGATTGGTAAACCTCAAATACTGATAGCCCCTCAGGCCATAACGTTGACACATCAACTGAGGCCATAAGTATTACCCCATTACTATCACAGCCCATCTTCATAGTTGAATCTGAGAATAATTTTTGTGACTCATACCAATCTTGGTCATTCTTATCTTTTAAATAAAGAACATCCGGAGCCATTTTAATAATAGGCTCATACTGCAATAAGTTAATTAGTTCCATGTTGCTATTATCCTGAAATTGTTGCCCAAACACCGTTAATATTTCTCTGGATAGGCTTATAGATAAGCCTATTGAGTTTCCAATCATCGGTACCAGCGCCAACCACAACACATCCCCCCGGAACCGAACCATTTCCTCCAATGCTTATGGTAGCCGCTGTTCCTAATCGCATATTTTGAATATAACGCCCATCAGACTCCCCTTTTGTATATGCTTGCCCCGCTGGGGTATAGCTTCCTTTTGGTTGGAATCGCCCATCACTTACTGCTTTGGTGTAAGCTTCTCCGGCAGGGGTATAGTTACCTTTAGGCTGGAATCGCCCATCACTTACCGCCTTGGTGTAAGCTTCTCCGGCAGGGGTATAGTTACCTTTAGGCTGGAATCGATTATCACTTTCAGCCTTTGTGTAAGCTTGTCCTGCAGGGGTATAGTCGCCTTTTGACTGATATTTAGCGTCAAAGTTAGCGTAGTTTGTTGGAATAATTTGCCCAGTGAACGACAGAATATTGATGTTCCAATACCCCATCTTTTTACTATTGGCCCAAAAATCTACTTGCCCATCGACAGAACTGCGCAACCCTGAATCATTGTCACCAATATTTAATACGCCATTTCCTACACCACCCACTTGAATTTGGTTTTTTACGATTAAGTTGCCATTAAGCGTGCCGCCGCTAATAGGTAATGCATCAACATCGCTGGCATTCGGCTTATTTAAGGAGTTGTATTGTTTAGCCCACGGCGTCCATGCACCATCCATATACTGGCTACGGGTATAAATGCGGCTGCTGTTATACACGCGATATTCTTGTGTGATACCCGCGTTCTTGTAGACAAGCAACGTACCAGCCTGCGCTTCAGGATAGTTCAGCGCTAGCGAACTATTAGCGTTTGCCGTTTGGTAATAGATACCCGGTGTTTTGAAGTTATTCAGGTTTTGATTAGCGCCAATACCAACAGCCTGAACGTCAAAAATATCCGTTGATGTCACGTTGATGTCAGCACTTAATGCTTTACCATTAACCTTGCGCCCGCTCGGTACGCGTCCGTTGGCATTATCATTCGCCGCTTTCACTGCTGCCGGTGTTGCCGCCTGTGTTTCACTGGTGCTGTTAGTGGCACTGTTTAGTTGAACTAACCCTTTTTGCTTTGTTGACGCATCCACAACAGCCAGTGATTCGCGCGCTGTTTTTTGTGCCTGTGCTCCGCGCCCGCGGATTTCCGACAAATTCTGATCGATTCGCAAAAACAGCCCGTCACCCGTCGCGACATTTAACGTGATATTGGCCGTATCTGACACCGCCAGACGAAACTGCATATTGACGCTGACACCGCCGACCGGCTTTTCAATTGCAGCACAGTTCGCCACGGCATACAGCTCACCGGCATCAGTTAGTATCCCGATTTCACGCACGGTAAAGCCGCCCACGTCGATCGGGAGGACTATTTTTGCCATCATCTGGGTCGATTGATCAGGAGAAACGCTGAGATCCCCAATGTCGCCGCGGTATTTCTCGTTCACTAGCTTGGTTTGCGTTGGCTTTGGCGGCGTGGCCTGCCCGTTGCCGTCACCGACGACAAATTTCACCAGCGTGATTTTCGTCCCACTCGCCAGCGCTTCCGCTTCCAGCTCTTTGCCGCGGTTCGTGATAATGCTGTAAAAGTTAGCCATTGGGCTCCCCTGCAAATATATCGATATCAATGTGCGCGGTCGCAGCACCTGAAATATAAAAAAGTCCTTCTGTTCCCACGTCGGTGATCACATCTATTTTGCTCAGGTGGCTGCGGAGGTTCTTTGCGCGATCGGTAAGGTTACGGATCTGCGTGTACAAGGCTTCGGTCACCCCCTGTGTGCTGTAGACCTCAATACGAAAGGTGTACGGGTCTTGCCGGGGTTGGTCTTGCCACCATTCCACCACGGTAGTGGGTAGGCCCACCGCGCTTAGCGATCGCCGCACTGCACCTGCCGTTCCTCGGTGCTGGTGAACATAGGCCGCGTCCGCAATAACCTGCCGCTTTTGTGCCTCGTCCCAATCAGGGTTCCAGTAATCCACTGCATATTCCCATGCCAGCCACGGCAGCAAATGTGCCGGACAGGTCGCGGGATCTTTGACATGACGAATAGGAACCGGCAGCGCAAGAATTTGTTCGCCGTTGGTCTGTTCGATCGCGCGCTCTTCGGACTTAGCATTAGGCGGGAGTAACGACTTAAACATCATCCGCCTCCAATAAGGTCAACGTGACCGTGCTGCAATACGGCGCTGCCCCTGTTTTGGCTTCAATATCCGCGGGGGGCTGTGCCAAATGAACACGAGTCACACCCGGTTGATGCAGGGCGCGGTAAATACCCGAAAGCGGTGCTACGCCGCCAATGCGATGCACCTGTGCCACGTAGGTTTCAAGTGCTGCTCTTGCACTCTCCAACACCGTCTGGGCGTCAGGGCCGTCGGGAATATCCAACGTGGCCACCACGGCGTATTCACTCAGGACCGCGCTTTGCACCGTCACGTAATCCGTTAACGGCCGAACTTCATCTTCGTTTAATGCATGACTGACCGTATCGAGTAGCGTTTGGGGCGCGGTACCGCTTCCCGTTCGCGACAGCACATACACATCCACCTCGCCGGGACGATTGTGGGTTTGGGGTCCATAGGCTTCCGCATCCAATACATCAGGATCGGCGGATTTGGCGTAAAACCGGTAAGCGTTACGCGCACCGGCGGTACTGAGCTGTGACCATGACAGCTGGATGCGTCCCCGATACGCCTCATCCTCCTCCATCTTGGCGTCAACCGGCGGAATGGCCTCGGGCTGGGCGGGAGTTATCACCTGCCTCGCCACGTTAAATCCGGCGCCAATCTGATCCAAATCCGCGCCCAACGCACTGGCCAACAACACGCCACGCACCGCATCATTGATACGCTGCAATAACAAGATGGTTTGATACGCATTGGCTTCGCCCTGCTTGTAGACCGGATCAGACTCCACCAGCGCGTCATAGACCGTATCCAGATCGCGGAGCTTCTCGAGCCAACTGTTAAAAATAGTCGTCGCATCAGGGACAAGAATGGCATCCGGTACCGGGATTGCGGAGAGATCGATAAGGTTAGGACTTGTTGCCATAAATGGTTATCCCTTCAAGCGTTACCGGCTGACCGGTCTCTTTGTTAATGCCCTCGATGGTCAGCTCAAACACACCATCGCCATTACGCACCACCTGTACGCGCTTGACGGTTAACCGCGGTTCCCAGCGTGCCAGCGCAGAGGCCGTCGCCCCCACAATGCGCACCCGCGTGCTTTCGTCCTGCGGGTTATCAATCAGGTCAGGTAAATCACTGCCATAATTACGCAGAAGCACACGGCTATTTTTAGGCGTGCTGAGAATGTCGATAACGGATTGGCGTAGATGTGCATTCCCCGCCAGTCGTTTGCCCGTCTGAGCGTTTACACCCTGCATCTCACCTCCATAAAAAAACCCGCCGGAGCGGGTCTAGTTTTTCTGTTTGCCGAAATATTCGGGGCCGGTTTTATCCTTCTTCTCTTTCTTTTTCTTACCGCTTGTCGCCTTGGGTTTGATATCCGTCGCTAAATTAAATGCCACCGAGAGTCCCCCACTGGTTAGGCTATAGACCATCGACTCAATCAACCATGAGCGATCCTCACGCTGACCAAACCCTTGCGTAGTCACGCGCGCCTCGGCGGTCAACGGTAAGTGTTGAGGACGGCACGGCGCGGTGATATTCATCCGCCGCTCGTTGCGTTTGGCCTGCGTCTTTTTCGCCTTGGCCTGCTGGGTATAGGGGTTTTCGAGATCGGGGCCATCATGCTCGGTCTGCGCCACTTTGGTCTGCCCGGTATCCTCATCATAGTAGTTGACCCCAATCTTGCCCTTCTTCTCTTTTCCGCCGGACGACGGCTTTCCCGTAGTCGAACCGCGCTGGCCTTCACTGTAAGTCCAGTTCGATACCTCAGGCGGGACGATAGTCACATCGGCAAGGGTTTTGCCGCTGGCGGTTAACGCCGCGCCTTGCTCCAAGAACAACCAATATCCCCCACTGGCTTTACTGACGGCGTTATGACTCCGAGCCAGTCGCGTCAAGAGATTGGCATCAGACTCCGACACCTGATCAAGATGCGGTACCGCAATTGCCGCCAGCTTATCAGCGACTTTCGGGATCAGGCCATTGTCGGTGGCCACCGTTTTCACAATGTCGCCCAGCGTCAAATTATCCCAGCTGCGCGTTTTGTGGCTTTGCACGTTCCCGCTGTGCTTCTGGGCATTCATCGGTGCTGCCGTGGCATAGATCACCACTTTACGCGGTGGACCACTGCTCGAGACACCGCTGACCACAAACCAGCCCTTGTCCACCAGATTGCCGTTAAATCCCAGTCCCAACTGTAACCGCGCCCCATTGCTGGGCAACGGTAAGGTTTCTGATATCAGCGTGATTTGTAGCTCATCGGCTTTGCCTGTGGCCCCGCCGTTGTCGGTGAGTGTCAGTTCTTGCAGGCATTGGCGTAACGCTTTAGAGATGTCTTTACCCTCGGCAGTCACACTGAACTCAGGCTGGTATTCTTCCACACTGTTCATCGATTAATCCCACAGTTGAAGGGGTGACGCTGCTACCGGCGTATCCAGATCCGGCAGCGTTATCATCACACCGGCACCATAGACAGCGCCAAGGTCCGCAAGACCCGGATTCGCGTCCAGTACCAGCACTACCGCATCCCCTAAATTGGGCCAGCCATAATGCGCGGCGCAAATCGCGTCCAGCATGTCCCCCTCACGGGTTTGATAGGTCGTCGGCATAATGTCGTATCCCTATTGAGAAGGTTTTGTGGCGCGGCGTGCCAGCGGGGAGAAACTTGGAGGTGCTGTCGTTAAATTTCTCAATCACCCAATAGCCCAGCACATCACCCGCCCCGCTCACCAGCTGCTGCGGGGTAGCCTTATCCGCTAAGTCGTATAAATCATCAATGGCACCCACCCCCTTGCGGTAAAAAGCATGAGCCTCACCGTGAAGCGTGACCGTTCGTCGCTC